TGAGCTCGCAGTAAGATCATAAAATTGCCAAGGAGGTTACAATGAGAGTGTTTTTAACTCTACTTTGGAAACTAGCCCTCCTTTTAGCCATCGCTTACGGTGCTTCGTTGGTCTTTAAACCTATGAAGCACGCAGATGTTTTGACCACTGCCGGAGTCCTGTCAACCGTTTCAGGAATCTTATTCGGGTTTGTTCTCGCCGCCATCTCGATTTTTAGCAGTGCAAAAAGTGACGAAGACGGAGCGATAAATGCGCTTAAAAGGAATAACATTCTTCCTTTGATAATCAAGCGGTTATTATCAACAGGTGCAACATTGATTGTTGCTTGTTTCTTTCCCCTGATAGCAATGTTTCTCCCGGATGACTTGCTTGTCAAAGGTAACCCGATTGACTATGTGTTTATTTTGCTTGGTCTTTCTTCCCTAATGATTTCTTTATACACCTTTTCAAGGTGTTGGTACGCTCTGCGTAACATTTTCCCACATTTATAACATAGGCCTTATATGAGGCCTATGTTTTCACTATCAGTCAGCTGTCCATTTCAAGTTTTATATCCAACATACTGAGACATCCATCGATAAACCCCTCAGCCATTTGTATTTCAATGCGGATAAGCTTTTCATCTTTCTTGCGCGCTTTGGCTATCTTTCGCTTAGAAATACCGTATAGATAATGAGCCACCAACAGCGAATGCTCATAAGGCTTCTTCTTCTGCAAGCGAGCCAGGCAGCCCTCAATGACTAGGGCATCATCGTCAGAACAAGACAGGCGCGTTTTACTAGTCTGGGGAAGCAGTCCCTTAAAACCAGCTGCGATCGGCGAGTAATCAACGCCTGAGCTATCACTCGCAGCCCACCCGCCCCAGCGTTCTAAAACCATCTGAATATCACGCATGTTATCTCCACTGTTCATGCTAATACGCCGATTTCCAGCGCACGATCTAAAAACCGAAACAACAGCACCAGCTGGTCGCCGTGCTTCGCTTCAAATGCCACAGGATCAGCGTGCAACTCGTCGTGATGTGCTCTGCACAGCGGTATCACAAACAGGTCATGCGCTTTGGTACCCATTCCACCCTGCCCGTGGCCAATCAGGTGGTGGGGGTCGTCTGCCGGGTTATTGCAGCAACTGCACTGCTGCGACTTCACCCAGCGGGTGTACTTCTCGTTCTCCCAGCGGCGGCGCTTTGGCCTCAGCATGAAAGATTCCGGTGATTCAGGATCTACCTTCACCGAGACTATCTTCTTAACTTTCTCCTGGAGTATTTCAGTTGCCGGTAATGACGGAACAATATCGCTTTCCCGCATCACTGAGGTGTGCGATTCAGGCTTAATCCGGAGCGCCTGGTTAGCCACTGATTCAGGAATCAGGTCAGCCAGATCGTTACGTACCATCCACCAGCAAAACTCCGGCAGCGTCAGGGTGTGGTCAGCGCTGAAACCCAGCATGATATTCACCCTTTCGAGCAGCCATTTTACCAGGTTCTGCATGGCAATTCCTGCCAGTCTTTCAGTAGTTTGTTCACGCAGTTGGTTATCGCATCCCCAGCACAGGCGAATGCTACCGGGGGCGTGGCGTAGCAGAGTGAAGTCCTTTGAGTGCCATTCGTTGTGCGGCCACTGACATTCGTATTTTCGTTCCAGCCAGGCATCAAGTCCACTCAGGCCGCCAGCACGCTGAATAACCCTCTCGTTCAGGAAAAGCTCCTGCATACTGACATCATCTGTCAGTGGCTGATGTGCCTCTGGAATAAGACCTGATGGCAAATGCTGGATTGCTTCTGATGGCGTCTCAATAACAACCCTTCCCTGACGAAACAGCCAGAGCAGTTCATTGCCAGGGCGGAACAGAACCACCCCGGACATTGGTGCAACTTCAGGTGTCAGTAATGCTCTCACTGTTACCTCAGGCTACGATGTCGATTATTTTAAGAAGCTCCGCAAACTTCGACTCAAAGAAATGAGGCTGAGTTTCTCGCGGGTTCGCAGGACTGGTGATGTTCTTGCCATACATGCAGCCTTTGGCAGTAAGTGACCAGAACTTTTTAACACCATTCACTCCAGACCGACTGTTTCGCTCTTTTTGTTCCACAATCCCAAAGCGGGACATCATGTGATAAACCTGATTGGCGGTGATGCGGATGTTTTTTGCTTTAAGCAGAGCGCTGAGTGATTGTGTGGGACGGCTGGACCCATCCTGCGCACCGGCAGGTGCATCGATCGCGTAATGCGGCATCAGATCTGGAAGACCAGCTACCTGCTGGAGTTTTTGATAAGCACCGAGCCTTGAAGAGTTTGAGAGGTTCAGCATTTTCGCCGCCGATTCAAGCAGGATCACGCCAGCCTGAATTTTGTCGGATGTCGGCGCATTGGATGAAGGGTTCTGTACGGCATCGAACGTTCTGATGACTTTGAGGTTAAATTTCGGGCTGATCCACATTGCATAGGAATAAACCAACTCCTTGCAGACGAATGTCCCCTGGTTAACACCACCAGTAAGGGTGACCAACGGGGCCGCTCCTGTAATTCCAGGAGCGCTCGAAATTTCAGCGATGAGTTCTTGCGTTTGGGTAAGACAGGACCAGTTGGAAGGCTGGTGACGTTTTTCACCTCCCGCCGCACGATGCAAATCATTCAGGCAGTAACGACCATCAAAATCACGGCGTACGGAAACGCCATCAATTACGAATAACTGATTCATATGTTTCTCCACTTGTTGTAGTGCGAGCGGGTCTGCACTCCCGCTTCGCTGACACTTTTTAATCTAACACTCATGCGCGTACCAATGCATTGCTATTTTGCCTACCATTTTCGACATAGCTGGCGATCGTTATTTCAACCTTCCCGCCAGGTACCTGCGGTGCCCACTCCACCAGCATTCGTTTAACCTGACTGTCATCCTCCCAGATACCTGCATGTGTCAGTGCATCAAAAAGCGCCTTGTTGTAATTGTCGATATCGCGGCGGCGGGCATCTGGTGGATAGAGAATGATCTCAACCGCCGCTGGCGCTGTGGTTGGTTTAGGCAGGCGGCGTAATTGTTCAATAATCGCAGCGCAAGCAGCGCTCTGATATTTGCGGCCAGCAGCACTGATGAGATGGCGTCCTGCCAACGGCCCCTTATTGGGGGCTCGCCAGTAGGTGTTTACGCTCGGTGGGAACGGGAGAACCAGTTTCATCATGACTCCACTCCATAGCGCCCGTTCAGGCGTCCGATTACGCTGTTGAACATCACCAGGCTTACGCCCATCGGTTTTACCTTCTCGTGGTACTCCTTCAGGATCGGAGGTACAACGACGTTCCAGCTTGGCTTCGGCTTCTTCTTCAGTGCTTTCTTAATGGCATCAGAGCATTGACGGGCAACGTCACGCACCGCATTCTCCTGCTCGGTTGATAGCTTCTTCATGCTGCATGCTCCCGGTTATTTGTGACCGGAACAGCAACACCGGGAATCAACTCGACTGCAGCTGACTCGGCCTGATTACCCCAGTGGTCCCAGCCTGGCGCACCGCAACGGCTGAACAGTTCGATTCGCGGTACGTCACCGTAAAGCTTCTCCAGGCGGAAACGGGCCTCTGCTGGTTTCTGGCTGTGATCCCCGAGTGGGCTGTAGATTACCTGCTTGATGCTGGCGCACTGGCGTTCAAGTCCATCCCCCCTGGTGGCGATCAGCATGTCTTCAGTATTGGCTCGGGTGTAGTTACCGCCGTTCATTCGAGTCTGCGCGTTCAGCAGGCCGAGAAAGTCGTAAAAGTCCTCAACTCCACCAGCCTGAAGCGCTTTGTTGATGTGCTGCTCTGCCAGCGGGTTGAACTTCACCCAGGTAAAGCCCTTCATCGTGCGGACCTTAAAACCCCATGCTTCAGCCAGTTCAATCGCTTCGCGGGTATGCGTGCCGGTGAACCACATAGCCAGAACTGCATCATCTGCAGCCAGGTCCCAAACAGGCAGACGCTTCATGTCGATAAGCTTCATTGTGCCGTAGTGGTTTGTGGCTGCACCGTTGCTGACGGTGTTCCCGTATTCCCAGGCTGGGTCTGCGTAAATCAGTGAATATTTCATCGTATCCTTCCCCTCAGATTTCTAAGGCCAGCTGTGGAGTAAAGCGGTCACGCACTGCGTCATACTTGAGAGCGCTGGCGCTATTAAATGCCTCAATACGCTCCACGAGGACGGCAGCGCGGGTTTCCTTGCTGGCTGGCGCATAGGCTGATTTATCCCATGCCTTATCAATACCGATATTGCGCGCAACGTTTGTGCTGTCAGCTGATGAAAGGGGTATGTGAGTAAAAATGTCTTTATTCAGCATGCGAAGGTCATGGAGCTTGGTAATCGGATAACCATTTGAATCAACTACGTGCCGGATAAGGTCTCGCAATTTTGCCCTGCAGGCGCGTGGTCGCTTTGCATCGTATTCACCCATTGAGCCAATGCAGACACGAGGAAACTCATGGCAGAGACGTATGAATCTCTCGTCAGGTTCGCTCATATGCCAGACAGGTGCACCGACGAATTTACCGTGCGGCCATTCAGCGATAAGCGCATCGTTCTCTTCGCTGGTTCCACCGATAACATCAGGGATAACTGCAAATGCGAAAGGAGG